TCAAGGAGACAGATGATGCATAGTTCTTAATCTTGTTCCGAAGGACATCAATGCCAGAGTCATCTGAACCATTGATTACAATGTAGTCACAACCGACTTCTTCACAGAGAGCCTTTGCAACTGTTGTTTTACCAACACCGGCAGTGCCAGCCAATAAGAGATTGGGAATCTCTTTTCTATTAACAAATTCTTGGAAGGTTGCCTTCAAAGAATCGGGGAGAATACAGTCCTCAATTTTCTTAGGACGATACTTCTCCACCCACAACATGTGATCTGACATTCAAAAACTCCATAATATAAAAATACATTGTATCAGATTTTACGCCAAATGTCATTCTCTTTGACGTAAAGTTTGCCATCAGGACCTGGAGCCATATTCACAGTAACACGTTTTTCTGTTCCAGGTTTGTAATTTGGACCTATACCAACAAAGTAATAGTTTCCATAACTACTTTGTTGCGGTGGTAATTCTTCTCCATATATTGCTTGGAGTTGCAACACAGGTTTAGTTTCAAGTTGTTTTTCTAACTCCGCAGTTGGTAATTCATCTTGTTTATAAACAATCCTTTCTTTGGCTTGTTTGTAACCTTCGACACCAACTGCGAGTAGACCGGCAAGCCCTAGACTTTTGGCAAAATTTCTACGGCCGAGCGGATTCATTTTACTTCCTGAATGCTTTCAAACAATGCTTCAAATTCTTTAAACTCAGCCACTTCAGTTTGTAGTGACTGTTTGTATTGAACTTTAGCCATGCGTTTGATAATCTTTTTAGGAATATTCAATTCATCATATGCCAGATTAACGATGTCAGCCATCGATTCTGTTGTTGCCTTGTTACGAGCAAGGCAAACACCAATTTCTTCAATATAACCCTTGAGAGATTTTAGTTGTTTCTCATCAAAAGTTCCGTACAGTGTAGTTACTTGAGTCATTAGAATGTACTTTCTTTAGCTTCAAAGGCCACCCAATATTGAATGTCTTCTTTAGTGTTTTTAAAGTGTGCAAAACCTTTGAAAGAGATTTGAACGTCATAAGAACCTTGAACCATCTTGATGTTGTCAGTCTTGAAAACGATGTTATACGATTTACCATTGCCCTCACCAACAACAATAGAGTTTGTGTGTTGTGAATCATCCTTAGCATCAGAAGCAACCAACTCGATAGTCTCACCATCAGACTTGACAGTCATGTTAGGAGAAGACAATACGGATGTAGCCTTTGTGATTTCAGCATAGTCTAAATCAGACATTGTGAAACTACAATCAACGTCACCAAGTTTAATTTCTTTTTCTGGTGGAGTGACAATCATGTCTTTAGAAGCCATACGATACTTCAGTTTACTACGACCACCCTTGAATACGATGTTGGATGCATCGAAATCCAATTCAACATCACCTTTGAACATAGAGTGTACAGATAAGAACTGGTTCAAGTCATATACACAGAAGTTTTGTGGGATTTCTTCTTTCAGAGTAGCCTGTGCAAGAACGGACTTACCTGAGGAAATGGTTGTTAGTTTGTTACCTTTTTTGAATTCTAGGCTCTGATTGATGCCTGCAAAATTCTTAAGGACTGATAGTGTTTCGTTAGATAGTTTCATTAGTTTCTCCATTATGTAAAGTTTCTTTAGAATAGATTGTATCATGTTCGTAAAGAAACATCAAGCAACACATGGCGTGTGCCAAGTGATTTATACCAGACTCGGGGTCATCCTGTTCGCCTTGTTTCCATGCCCAAAGATGTCTTTGCATTGCATCAAAATAACGGCGCTTAGAATCTGGTACTTTTTGCCAATTATCACGCTCATATTTTTGAGCACCAAAGGTTAATACTTTGACAGTTTCTTCTAAAGCAAAAGGAGGCAGTAAGCCATACTCCAGCTTACCACCATCAAATTTGCGGCCGCCAGTTGTGGCGGTTTGTGAAGATACTACCAAATCATCAGTATTGTCTTCAAGTTTAGGCATTACATTTCTCCAACGTAATTTGCAACTGCTGGCATGTCACCTTGGAAGTGATAGGTTCCAATGTGTGCTGTACGCATCCATGGGCAGAGATAAATTTGACCACCAATTTTACGCCACCACTGACAGAACATATAATCTTCTGACAAGTAACGCTCAGATTCTGGATCAATTGTGGTGTCAAAATAGGCGTGAATGTACCGTGTACCATCAAAGTTGGCTTGGCCAACGTGGTCTGGTTTGTACTTCAACTGAGGATATGCGGCTTCAAACTTAGGGAAAACTTCACGTTTAACCATCATAAAGCCTGTACCAATTTCCAAAACTTCAAGTGGTTCAGTCACGGAGAATTGTGATGTGCCCTTAACTGGATTGAATACAAAGTCGCCGGCAACTTTTTCAAGTGTTTGTGCATCGAGACTAGGATTCTTTTCAATTGCTTTTTTAACAGAACGCCATTTGATAGCTTTCTTAGGATATGGACCGCCGATAACTTCTTTATCGAGAGCCAACATTGCGATAACATCTTGTGGATTGAAGTTGATGTCAGAATCAATAAACAACAAGTGTGTGCATTCTGAACGGTGCAAGAACTCATCCACAAGATAGTTTCTAGCACGAGTAATCAGTGACTCATTAAACAAGAATGAGAATTTAATTTGGATTCCGTATTGCATACAGAGACCCTGTAAGTCCAAACATGCTTTCATGTATAGACCGTGATTCATGCCACCATACATCGGCGTGGCAACAAAGATACTATACTTACGTAGTTCTTCTGTTTTGATTGAAATTTCCATGTGGACTCCTGAAAAAGTAAACCATTATTGACAAAACCGTGTAGAATTGTCAATAATGGAATACGTTAAGTTAATTAAGCGGTAAGTGTGTGACCAGCTTGCAAAGCAGTTTTTACCATCGCTTTAGTTGGAGTACCTAAACGATAGAAACTAACTTTCTTGCCGTTGACTTTACGGCTGTTAGTGTAGATGCAATGGCCTTCTTGACGCAATTCTTCAATGCGAGCTGGAACATTTTTGATACCAAAACGTTTCTGTGCTGCCTTTACAGAAAAGGTATTATAGCCACTGGTTTGTTTGAGTGCATTCAAGATGCGTTGTTTTGAGGACAAAGTTGTCATAATATAACTCCTAATAATTTAAAAAACCTCGCAGTGCGAGAATCACGATCATACTATTATGTATGTCACTTGTCAAGTATGTTTGTGGTATACTTGGTTTATCTACCAACTTGGGGTAGATACTTTGCCTTGGTTTCTTCCCAAGTCAAATAGATTAGGTCATCATAGAATAGGTTTTCATATGAGACTTTATTTTGTTTCTGTAATTGACGAATACGACCTTTAGCATATTTGGTTTTCCAGATATTAGACAATGCTTCTTCGGACGTATCGAAACTCTTTACTAAATCCGCATCACCGATTTCTTTACGGAGAAATTCGTTGGTGTTATTGTACAACGGAGAAAAGTAAATGCCTCGTTGGTGTTCTGTACGGATGAGTTCTTTTGGAATCTTCAACTTACCATATGCAAAGTTTAGTGAACGATTCTTGTGGTCACGTTTCAGTGGTAATCCTTGTGAGTTCTTTGCTTCCCACCATTCGAAGTATTTTCTTGTGTGGTTTTCTTTGATCCATTTGTAGACCATGTTAGCAGTTGTGCGCTTAGGCTCAAAAGCAACAGACCCACTAGAAAATCCCATCTTCTGCCAATGTTCCAAACCATCGTATTGAGAAAGCCCACCGGCTTTGGTCTTTCCGTAGAGTGACGTTGTAGTAACGCCAACAAGAGTGTCTCCATAACGTTCTTTCCAATCTTTTTGGACAGTATCTGCAAGGCACAGAAGTGCAAGCAATTTACCACCCATGTAGCTGTAACCAAGAGGCTGTAAAGGAACAATAGTAGAACCAATTGCTGTATGGTTAATCATACCTTGTTGTGTCTTAACATCTCGTGACCAGCCAATGGCCGTATCACGAGGAGTCAAGTCTAAGAAGTCGGAAGAGATACAGATAACACCAAGATACTTTCCTGTAACACGATCTTTGACTGTATAAAACAGGTTACGACCAATGTTGGAATTGTTCTTCATTGTGGATGAGAAAGTGCGAACTGCATTCCAGGTTTCTGCTAGTTCACCGTTAGATAGTTCTAGCATTGGTTGAAGTTTATCATAATCATCTGGACCAGTAGGCATCCAAAAGTTTTTCTTAACTTCTTTGATAATGTTTTCTTGATCTTTGTTGACCATTTGGAGTTCAGGACCCCAAAGTGTAGAAACTTCATCTACAGGATAACGCTCTTTTACTTCACACCATTTTTGGTACAATGTATACTCTTTAACATCCATTTGTGACGCATACGTCAAATCGGATATTAGATTTTTTTTGAGTGTATCTTCATCAATGTGTGGAATGGAAGTATTGTTTTCTTTCCATTCCAACCATTGTTTTTCAACGAGTTCTGGTGGTGTTTTTGCCATGTTGTTGTTTAGCTTGCTTCATCAATAGTGATTGGTATTGTGCCATTCTCTTGATAACCTTGTTGCGTTTGTTCACACCAGATTTCAATGCCAACGGCTTCACACGGTCAGTATACACTATTCCATTCATGTGGTCAAGCTCATGGAGGAAACAACGTGCAGAAATACCGGCATACTTTGTGGTATGCTTTTCTCCATTGTGGTCTTGATATTCCACAGTAATGGTTGCTGGACGAGTAATACGTAGTCCTAGTAAAGGAAACGATAGACATCCTTCAAGCATGTGTGCTTCACCTTCGGTTTCTACAATCTTAGGATTAAAGTGGGCCACATATTCATCACCAGCACCCATTACAAACACACGATGTCGGAATCCACATTGATTGGCAGACAAACCGATGCCTTGGTTCTTCTTGCAAGTTTCAACCAAAGAAGATGCAAAATCTGTAGGGTTCACAATTGCATTTTCAAAGTCAAACTCTGGCATCACCTCACGTAGGATTGGATCACTGTCTGCAACTAAATCGAATGTTTCGATTGTTGGTTGTTGTACACCAGAAGCAATTTCTTCCGTATTAATCTTAAAAACATCACTCATATTTTCACCTGTGAAAAGTTATTCTTTTTCTCAAAACGAATTATAGACCGGAACTTATCAAAAAGTTGGTCACCCTTGTGACTGATAACAAAGATGTTCGTTTCTGTTCCCATCTCATGTATCAGTTTTAAAAATTCATCAGTACCAACACTATCTAGGCTCGAATCAAAAACCTCATCGAGAATAAGTAGGTTTGTATTAGTTGAATTTTTCATTTTAGCAATTTGGCGCCACGTAAACAGTAATGCCAAATCGATACGCATCTTTTCACCTTCTGAAAAATTGGAATAAGAAAACTCATCACGGTGACGAGATTTAATTGTTTCCTCAAAGTTTTCATTCAGATTAAAGTTAACAAAGAAGTCCATTGCCTTCAAGTACTTGTTGACAAGTTTGTTGATAATTGGTAGATATTGTTTGATAATCTTTGTCTTGATACCATTATCTTTGAGTAGCGAGGCCGCATATTCATGATAGTGTTTATCTATAGACAATTGTTCTTGTGTTGCCACCAAGTCAGCCAAATCCTTTTTCAAGGACTTCATCTTTTGATTTTCTTCTGTTAAATTGTCTTTGTGTTCACTTAACTCCTTAATCTCTTTGTTAAGTTTTGTGATGTATGTGTTAACTGCTGTGATCGTTGAATTGTGTTTGACGATCTCGTTATTGTGTTCTGTTATGTGTTTAGAAACGTTTAGGATTTCTGTCAAACGAGTTTGGAGTTTTGTATACTCTGTATTCAGTTCTTCTAGCCCCAATTTCTTCGTCAACACCTTTGCCACATTTTCTTCAATCTGTTCTTTCTTGAAGTCTGCGGCAATATGTTGTTTACATGTTGGACAATTATCGTTGTTGTGGTAAAAAGCAATGTCTTTCTCAATCTTGGTAATTGTAGATTCCACTTTTGCTTCTAATTGAAGTAACTTCTTACTTTTACCCTCAACAGTGGACTTATCATCAATTTTCTTTTGAAGTGCATCGATGTGTTTTTGGATTAAAACAATATCTTTATTCAATCTCTTGACATGTTCTTCATTCGTTTTGATTTCTTCCGTTTTGCGTTCAATGGCCAGCAGATTACCTTGCTTATGTTCTTCAATGTTTTGTTTTTGCATTTGAATCTTTTCAGATACCAACTGCATATCATACTTGTTTTGTGTAGAAGAATCTTTGATGGCCGCCATTCTGTCCTTGATTAGACCATTCATGGAAGTAAAGATTTGAATGTCCAATAGTTCTTCAATCAATGCTCTACGGTCGGCCGCAGATAGTTGCATGAATGGAACAAAAGATGCTGATCCAAGGATAACAATCTGTGTGAAAGACTTAAAGTTGAATTTAAGAATCGACTTCTCTAAGTATTCTTGGTAATCTTTTGCTTTAGCATCTTGATTCAACAGAGAACCATTCAGGTAAATCTCCAAAATATTTGGTTTGATACCTCGAACAACCTTGTATTGCTTCTTGCCAATTTTAAACTCAACTTGTACTACAGTATCTCCATTGTTAATTGAGTTTACAAGGTTTGGTTTATTAATTTTACGGAATGGTTTGCCGAACAAAGCAAAGCACAATGCATCAAGAATTGTACTCTTGCCTGCACCGTTGTTACCAATAATCAGAGTATTGGGAGATTTGTCAAGTCGGATTTCAGTAAACGTATTGCCAGTGGACAATAAGTTTTTCCATCGTATCGTTTGAAAATTAATCATGCCTGTTCTAAATTCAATGCCTCAACATATAGTTCACGCATCATAGTCTTGAGTTTGTTATTATCAATGCCATCGTTTTGAAGTCCATCCACATACTTATTAATAATAGTAATGGTGTCTTCTGCTTCATCAATCTTATCATCTTCTAGGCCATCTGTCAAGTCAATTGCATCTTCCACAATGGTAATATCGAGTGGATTTAAGGCATATATCTTGTTCATAAACTGGTCAAACAAAAATGGATTTGTTTTCTCAATCACCACAACTTTGACATAAACACCAGCACATGCACTTAGGTCTTTGTTTAAAATTTCTTTTATGTCTTGATGTTTGTCATCATACATTATCCGGTGAAACATGACGTTAGGATTTGGAATAAAATCCAACTGACGGGAATCCACATCAAACAAATGAAAGCCCCGGACATCAGCATAATCTTGCCACGTAAGTTCGTAAGGGTTTCCAAGATAGAAAATGCCACCATTGCTAGAACGATGGTGATAATGACCGCTGAAAGTGCAGTGAAAACGGTTGAAAAGTTCACGATTTAGTCCTTCTTCAGATGGCATACCACGATGCATGGCAAAGCCAGCGATTTCAAAATGTCCCATGCAAATATCTGCTGTTGTTTCTTTCAAAGTTTCCATGGAATCTTCATAATTTTCTGGACATATCCAGGGCATCATACAGATTGGTGTTGGTCCAACGTAGATGGTTGTAGGCTCGTCAATCACATTGATGTTGCCGTATTCACGCAACAATAAGTCTACAGAATTCACTTCATTGGTATTCTTGTAATATGTGTCGTGGTTACCAGCCAACAAGTGTACATCAATTCCTCTGTAAAATAGAGGATCAAAGAACATTTCTTTGGCACGTTTCAGTGTGTAAAAGTTGACGTATTTTCTACGGTCAAAAGTATCTCCGAGAATGAGTACAGTGCGTATCCCATTAGCATCAAGAGCAGGAAAAAAAGTATCTTTATAAAACTTTTCATAATAATCCAGAAAATGGACCGAATCATTACGTGCGCCGAAAATGCTGGTCAGTTATAATTGCGACTCTCATACTGACACCTCCTCTCAAAAAAAACAATATATTATTTGGCTTTAGGACCATCTGCACCTATTCTAGGTTCAGGATCTATTCCGTTTAAGTAATACTTTTTATACAAATGCTTTGAAACATTTGTGTTTTCAAGTAACTCTCTCCAACCATAGTATAACACACCCTTGTATTCAATTTCAAGTGTGTTATGTACATCTTTGCCAACCATTCCGTGTTGGCCATTTTTTCTAGAAATTTCAGCAGACAATTTTCCATTAACCCAACGTTCTTTCATTTTTTCGGAATGTTGTTTTCTTCTATCGGTATCGTTCATCCAACTCTCCAAAGTCCGAATGCGTTTGTTGTTGTAATACTCTTTTGTCGCTGAATTTTTATGCCACTCGGATGAAGGATGGTTATCACCCTTTAAGCCATACATGGGATTATTTTTGCCGTATGTGACAAAATTAGTTTGGTGTGTGGATTGTGATTTTATTTTATCTAAATCCCATTCCATGTTACGTAAACTATCAAATATGTCTTGCATTATTCCCTCCTGGACATATTTATCATAG